AGTGTGAATGCTACGGCTGGATTTAGCGTGGTGAGTTACACAGGTACGGGAGCAAACGCTACTGTTGGTCATGGACTTGGCGTTGCTCCTTCTTTTATCATCACAAAAGTTCGTTCTGCCTCTGGTGCTGATTGGGGTGTTTACCATTCTGCGATTGGCGCAACACAATATCTTTTGCTTGACACAACTGCTGCCGCTGCATCTTCAGCCAATTTTTGGAACAACACCGCACCAACAAGCAGTGTTTTCAGCGTTGGAGTTGGCGGCTCAACAAACAACAGCGGCAACACAATGATTGCTTACTGTTGGTCTGCTGTAGCAGGCTTCAGCAAGTTTGGGTCATACGTTGGCAACAGTTCTACTGATGGTCCATTTGTATTTACAAATTTTCAACCAAGATGGCTTATGATTAAACGTACTGATTCAACATCTGATTGGTACATTTTTGACACATCAAGAGATACATATAACGTAGAAGCAGCTACATTGTTTGCTGACACTTCTGGCACAGAAACATCTGCTACTTCTATTGATGGTCTTTCTAATGGCTTTAAATGTCGTTCTACAACAGTTGTAAATGCTTCTGGTGCTACATATGTGTATGCAGCGTTTGCTTCTAACCCATTCAAAAATTCTCTAGCGAGGTAACTCATGTTTTTACTAAACGGACAACCACTCAGCCCCGACAATGCTTTTGAGCACAATGGGATTTCTTATCCAACCAATTGGCTACGTCTTTCTACATTAGAAGAAAAGACAGCTATTGGCATCACTGAGGTTGCTGATCAGCCGCGCCCTGATGATCGCTACTATTGGGTCACTGCAAATCCTGATGGCACATTCACATCGACTCCCAAGGACTTGACTCAGCTCAAAGCTAACGCTACAGCCCAGATCAATGCTACAGCTCATTCATTGCTTACGCCAAGTGACTACATGGCTGTTAAAGCTGCTGAAACTGGCACTGCATTAGACTCAGGCTGGAAAACTTGGAGAGCTACCATCCGTACCGAAGCTCAAACAGCTCGTGCAGCAATTGCGGCAGCTACAGACATTCCAACCCTGATCACAGCATCTACTGTGACATGGACACTTGATCCTATTGCAGCGTCAGAATTAGCTGCACAACAAGCTTCACAACCAGCAAAGTAAACCATGACTAGCAAAGCATTGAAAATAGCAATTTACGCCATCAGCAAAAATGAAGAAAAGTTTGTTGAACGGTTTTGTGCATCTGCCAAAGATGCCGATTTAATTATTATTGGAGACACTGGTTCTACGGACAATACCAAGCAATTGGCTATTAACTGTGGAGCTGTTGTCCATGATATTTGCATTAGCCCGTGGCGCTTTGACAAAGCCCGTGATGCCGTTCTTGCTTTGATTCCTCGTGATGTGGATGTGTGCATTAGCCTTGACCTTGATGAAATCATGGAAGAAGGCTGGCGTGAAGAAATTGAACGAGTTTGGCAAGAAGAGACCACCAGATTGCGTTACAAGTTTGATTGGGGATGTGGGATTGCTTTCTTTTACGAAAAGATCCACCATCGCCACGGTTATCACTGGCATCACCCCTGCCATGAATATCCAGTGCCAGACTCAAGAACAAATGAAGTGTGGGCGCACACCGACATGCTTTTGGTAAGCCACCATCCTGATCCAACAAAATCTCGTGGTCAATACATGGATTTGCTTGAGGTGGCTGTCAAAGAAGACCCACGCTGCCCAAGAAATGCGTTTTACTATGCTCGTGAACTGACATTTCATTATCGTTGGCAAGATGCTATTGTCGCTTTGGACAAGTATCTCAACATGCCTGAAGCAACATGGGCTAATGAGCGATGCTATGCCATGCGCTTAATGTCCAAATGCCACGCTGAATTGGGCAAGCCTTGGGAAGCTATCAAGTGGGGTCGTTTAGCGGCTGCTGAAGCCCCTAATACTCGTGAGCCTTGGGTTGAGTTGTCCATGCTTACATATCGCTATAGCATGTGGAATGACAGCTTGGCTGCTGCTGTTAATGCGTTGCAGATTGTTGACAAAGAAGCTGTATATACGATGGATCCATCCGTATGGACAGAAAAACCTTACGACCTTGCGAGCATTGCTGCATGGCATCTTGGATTTAAAGAACAAGCAATCGAATATTGTAAGAAAGCTTTAGAATTCAACCCTACAGATTCCCGTTTGATCAGGAATCTTGAACAGATGACGGAAGCTTTATGTCTGAATACACCAGAATCCGAACCCCATTCCTAAACATGTCGTTCACGCCTGACGTGCCTAGCAATGCGCTGGGTGCTAATGAGTACAACTCTGGTTTAAATGTTGAAGCGGATGTTCGAGGCATTAAAAAAGTATCTGGTGAACAAGCCATTCTTTCTGCCATCCCGGGTAATGTGTTTTACATGGATGGTGGCTTTCGTGACCAAGCAACTTGGGTTTATGTTGCTGCCACAACGCAAGGCAAGTGGTACATGATTACCGCTTCAGGAATTACCAACATTACTCCCGGTGTTGGTGCTAACCCTAACGTTTCTTTGTCTGGTTATACAAACGATACCAACGTTGTTTCTGACTGGGTTGGCGGCGTTGTGTTTATCAATGACACGCTTCGTGCTCCAATGTATTTCCGTCCAACAGATACTGAAATCCAATTGTACGATACAGCTCCTGATAACTTTGTTTGGAACTATGAATCAGGATTATCCCCTGCCGTCACATCGGTAACTGCTGGTTTTGTCCGCAACTATTGTTCTCCAAACGTTGGCAACATTTTGGTTGCTGGCAACTTAACCAAAACCTACTCGACTGGCACAACAATCAATTACCCAACAACCATTCGTTGGTCACAAGCATTCGCTAACACTGGCGTCCCTGCAACTTGGTTGCCTACCTTAAACAACGTTGCCAACGAGCAAGAAGTTCCAGTGAGAGGGCCTATCATTGATGGATTCTTTTTGGGTGCGAATTTCTATGTGTGTTCTTATTGGGACACTGTTGTGCTTACTCCTATTGCTTATCAAAATAGTACAGCTCCAGTATTTGGGGTGCGTTTGTTTAATCAAGGCCGTGGGTTGATGAACAACAACTGCTGGGTCAACGCTGATCAGACAGTTTATGGAATTGATGCCCGAGATATTTGGGTATTTGATGGCTCATCATTTAATGGCCTTGGCAATCAGAAAGTTCGTGATTACTTCTTTAAAAACCTCAGCCCGACTTACCAAAGCCGGATGTACATGGTTAACAACACTAAGAAGTATCAGATTGAAATCTATTATCCAGATCTGACATCTACAGGTTGGTGTAACAAGATGTTGTCTTGGCGTTATGACTTGAACGTTTGGAATGCTCCTAAAGATGTGCAAAATTCTTGCATGGGTGCTGAAGGTCCTATTTACCAATCTGGCGCATTTAACCTTGCATCAAGAACAATCGTTTACGCTCAAGGCAGTTTAAACAACAGTCAACTAATTCAAACTGGCATTGGCAATGGGTTTACTGGCAATCCTATTCATGCTGTGTTTGAGCGCACAAACATTCAACTTCAAACTGCTGATGGACCAATACCTTTTTTGTCAAAGACTTATCTTCACAGAATGGCTCCAGAAGTGAGTGGGACTGGCTACTTGACTGTTACTGTTGGTGGAAGTAGCTCTGTAGCTGCAACAACTAATTATGGTCAACCTCAAACCATGAACATTACAAGCCATACACCTTGGGTTCCTACAAATCAAAACAGAAACACATTGCCAGCTTTGAAAATTGAATCCAATGATTCCACAGATACTTGGAACGTTACAGCAATGAACTGGCAAGCCAAAATTGTTGAGGATTCTTTCTAATGTCCACAACCTTTTTTCTTGATTCAAATCCTAGTCCAGATCAGTTAGCAGGTGCTGTTAACTATCTGTTGGCAAATCTGTCTTCAACTACGTCATCAAATCAAGGAACTGGGCAAATCATTGATGCAGGCGGTCAAATTGTTGGCTACCTATATAAATACATTCAAATCAAATACGCCCAAAGCTACGATGGAACTGTTGGTTTTGCCAACGTGCCTACTGGGGCTACGTATTACGGCATCAGAAACTCTGACTCGTCAACCGAATCAACCAATCCTGCTGACTACATTTGGACGCAAGTTACTGGTGGTTTTGGTTCTACAAACAGTCTGTGGTATTTGACCACTGGATCACGTTCTATTCAGTTTCAAGTTGCCAGCTTGCAACCAAATACTGGATGGGTTGTTGACCCCGGCACAGCAATCGATTTAGACTTGATTACAGCGGCTCCAGCAAGCCCAACAACATTTGTTGTTATCAGGGTAGCCAACAGCTATGCTGCCCCTACAAACGCCGAAGTTTTATCTTCCATTGGTCGTTTGCCTTTGTTTGGCGATCTATGTACGGTTAACTATGACAGCGGTTTGTATTCGATCCAATACAAGTACACCAGCGGCTGGGCTATTTTTCAAAGCTACATAACAAGTGACGTTATTGTCGCTGGCAGTATTACTGGCACTAGCATTGCTGCTGGAACTATTACAGCATCAAATATTGCTGCTAATACTATCACTGCAACTCAAATTGCTGCCAATACAATTTCAGCGACAAACATGGCTGCAAGTTCAATTACTGCTGCAAATGCCGCTTTAGATAATGCTGTTGTTCAAACATTGAACATTGCAGGTAATGCGGTTACTGTTCCTGCCAGCGTATCTGGTAGTGGTTATATTTCTGTATCTGCATCATTAATTGCAGGACAACCTGTATATTTAATTGGAGTTGCAGATGGATCATCTGGACTAACGTCAAATCAAGCCAGAACAGGATATTTATATGTTAATGGAACAGCAATACATGGTTCATCTACACAAAATGTTTATTATTTGTTTTCGGAATATTATGTATCTCAAATAACTTGTTCCACAACATATACGCCGCCTACAACTGCAACATATACATTTTCTTTTTCTGCGGATAGTATTTCTACTGGATCAACTTTGTTCGTCATTCAAACCAAACGTTAAATTATGAAATACTTTACTATTTTTAATCAAAAAGGTCAAATATTGAGATCTGGTGTTTGCCATGATGAAGATTTTGAACATCAAGCTCAAGCTAACGAATTGATTCTTGAAGGCAAATCTGATCCTATTTTGCAATACATTGTTAACAACACGATCACATTGTTGCCAGCAAAAACAAATGAATTTTGTCAATTTGACTATGACGCAAAACAATGGGTAACTAATTTTGATCAACAAGGTAACGTTGTGAAAAATCAAAGATTTTTAATTCTTTCCGAATGCGATTGGACTCAATCAAACGATTCTCCATTGACTGCCCAACAAAAAACAGAATGGGCAACTTATCGACAAGCGTTAAGGGACATTACAAAACAATCTGGTTTTCCTGCAAATGTAATTTGGCCTACGCCACCACAAGGATAAATCATGGGAATAGCTTCACAAGTAGCTGCTCAAGCAACGCGACAAGCTGTACAAAACACGCCTCAACCTACGCCACAGCCTGTTAGCCAGCCTCAATATCAACAAACCTTTCAGCCATCAGGAAAAGGCTTTGCACCATCAATTCAACAAAATCAAACCAGCGCATCTGGCAATACAGTAACTAACTCAGCTACGTCTGGACAACCTCAGATTGGCGTTCAAAATCAGTACTCCAATACTGTCGGACAATGGGATAATACTCAGCAACAACCTCATTGGCCCCAATTGTTTGGCGGCAAATCGAAAGGAGCCTAAATATGGGCGGCGGTAAATCATCAGGCAGTCAAAGCAATCAGGTGCAAATGACGCCTGAACAAACACAGGCATTACAAGCACAAACCAACTTTTTGACAGG